GGGATTCCTGTCTTAATTGCTTTTTGGCCTTTGTAGTCAAATCCATTGCAGAGATCTGGGCCTCAATAAGATACTCATAAAATTCGTCGCTAACGCTTTCTAGGATTTTTATTGCTTCTGACCCGGTATTGCAATATTTTTCTTCTACAAGAAAATCTACTAAATCGTGCATTTTAGTACAACAGTTTTAGTTATTTAGTAACAAAAAAGCGCCTAGATGGCGCTTAAAATTGATAGAATATTTACCTTTTAGAGTCATAATTAATCATACTCTACACCATAAAGAATTTCATTTTTAGCATAATAACCAAGTTTTTTTTGGATATTATAAATTTCATGGTGTAATTCTTTTTGTCTTTCGTTTACCTTTTCCAACTCACTTCTAAGAGATTTAAGAGTGTTTTTTAATTCAACCATTTCAAATATCTCCTTCTCGTCGGTTTTCAGAACGATCAACGGAAAAGTGTCCTTCTGGATATCGTGCGGAAAGTTTTTCAAAATTACCTTGCATAAGGTCTTCAAAATCTACATCCATAGCAATACAAAATTGAGCCAAATAAAATTGTAGATCTCCCGCTTCACGGTAAAGTTTACTAGAAATTTCATCTGAGTACGGCTTATTTTGAAAAAGAACCTTCTTAATAAGATCTACTGTTTCTCCAAGCTCACCAATCATCCCTAGAGCAAATGTAAGTAGATGAGTCAGCTTAACTCCTTGATCATCAAGTTCCCTAATACGATCAACAAGAGCATCTACATTAGAACTAGGTTCACTAGTAACTCGCTTTACAAACTCAATATATTCAGTGCTGTTAATTTTTTGGTTAGTCATAATAATCAATCAAAGTTAATAGTTTTAAATTTAGATTTTAAATCAATAATTTCTGTTGGATCACCAGACGTATCAATAAGGCTGTCTTGAGCCGCCTGTTCCACATTATACACCCTCATTTTGGATTTGTCAACCCCCACCGAGAATTTTCTATAACGATCCAAAGGCCCATAACGATTCTTTAGTTGTTTTATAATAACCTGATTCATTTGGGCCAGTTCATCAGTAGAAATAATAGACAAAAGTAGATCAACAGTAAAAGCAATACCGATAGAATCTGATGTATCGGTCATTTCAGTTTCGGTTGTAGAAATTCCGTTGCGATTTAGTTGAGACGCACTATACAGTGGCAAATCGTATTCAACTGCAACTGCCCTTAGTTCTTCGGCAATAGATTTTACATAAGTATAAGAATTAGACGTGCTTGCCTTGTACCTAGATGATGCACATAGATTTAAATAATCGACAACAATTGCATCAGGTACAAAATTTTTCTTCAACTCAAGTTCTTTCATAAGAGCCTTAAAGTGATTCGCGTTTGCAGTTCCTGGTGGGTACTCTTTAATAATAATTTTTCCTTGAGTTTTTCTCTTTAGAATATTAGTTTTATTAAAAAACTGTTCTTTAGAAAGTTTTCTAATATCCTGAACAGACACATCGAGAAGATTAGCATCAATTCGTTCTGCAATCCTCTCTTCAGACATTTCAAGAGTCAAATATAAAACATTTTTACCTTGAAGAAGAATAGAAGACGCAATATGACATAAAAACAAACTCTTACCGACACCAGGAGCAGCCACAAACATATTCAATGTCTTGGAAGAAACTCCCCCATCAGTAATTCGATTTAAGTAATCAATATCAAAAGGAATCTTTTGTTCTTTTTTGTGATAAAGATCATAACGCTCTTCAGCATCTTCAATATAATCGTGGCCAATATGAGTATCAAAAGATATTGACAGGGCCTCTTCTAGGATCGATGGAATTGCGTCTCTTGTCTTTTTTGTGTCACCGCCATCAGCTATATTAATAGATTCCATGAGGGCCAAATAAATGGCCCGGTCCTTACACCACTTCTCGGTCACCTGGGATAACCATTGAAAATCAACCGGCTCATAGTCAAGAGACGAAATAACCGATGTACATTCTTTAAAAGAATTTTCGGTTAGATCGGTTCTATTTTCGACCTCAATTTCCAGGGCCTCTTTAGTTGGAAGTTTATTATAAGAAGAAAAGAAATCTTGAATCTCTTCAAAGACAATCTTCTGAGAATAGTCCTGGAAATAATCAGATTTTAAATACGGAAGTATTTTTCTTATGTATTCGTCATTGTAAATTAGGTTTTTTAAAATTAGAAACTCAATCTTATCCATTCACTTATAATGTAGGTAACCATTCAAAACGTATTTGTCATTACTGACAGGAATTTCCTCTTTGTACGGAAAGGGCCATAAAGGCGGAAATACCAAAAGAGATCCCCGTTTGGGAACAACTCTGAAATCAGAGAAGGCAGTTTCCCCGCCTTGTTCCACCGTATTAAGGAAGAACTTAAAGGCGAGGAATCTTCTTGCCGATTCGTGATCCTTGACCTCAACATGAGGTGCCACATAATCTTCATTAATTCTAAATTTTTGAATATGGAATTTCTCAAAGTTATGCTGTTCAGAGAAACACCTGTCATCAATAAACTCATAATATTGTTTTTTGTATTCAAAAACTTTTGAAATAATGTGATTATGGACGTTGTTTATTTCTTCAGAGTTTTTACTAGCATCAGTTAAATTTAATTGTAACTGCTGACTAGACTCAAGAACATTAATTAAGAAATCACAAACACTAGGATCCAGGGTCTCATCATAAACCTGAATTAAATCATTCAGTTTCGTCATCTTCTACTATTTCTTCATTTAGAGCGGATCCATACTTAAATTTTTTCTGGGCGTATTCGTCTAGTTTTTCAAGAAGTTCAGGAGTAAAGTATTCTTCTGGGTTAGCATAAATGACGTTTTTACCAATCTTTTTACCGTTGATCTCATAACGGTTGCCGACCCTAGGAATTATACCAGATTCCTCTCCTACGTCCAAAAGTCCGTAGTATCGATCTAATCCGCGATGATCATAGTATAAGCGTACTGATACTTCTTGATTCTCCCTACTTAAACGAGACTTAAATGTTTTGGCCTTAATAATACTGCCAACAATTTCGGTTCCGTCTTTTTCTTTAGTTTTAGTTAATTCAACAATTGTAGAAGCTGAATATTGCATTCCAGAACCAGAACTTTGAACAAATGCTGGACCATAACCCCCAACGTTTGCATAAATGTGATTGGTCACAATCATTGGAATGTTTGCCTTACCAAGTTTAAGTGTAAGCATTCTAAATGCCGCCTTTGTAAGTTGGGCTCTTGTCATATCACGTTTTTCTTCACCAGCAAGGGTATCGTTAATCTCCTTATTAGTCGAAAGCATCCCAAGAGAATCAAGAACAAACATACATGGTTTTCTTTCTTCCTCTGGCTTCTTCATATAAATGTCAACCGCCTTAAGAGCCTTAGTTCTAAATTCTTCCACAGTAACCACGTTTAAAACTACTACCCTTGAAAGGTCAATTCCCTTTTCCGATAGCATTTTTCTAGTAACGGCAGCCTCCGTGTCAAAATAAAGACAATATCCTTCTGGATTCATTTCTAAGTAATTCTTGACTACAGCAAGAGAGAAGAAAGTTTTTCCCGATGCGTTCGCCCCAGAGAAGGTAGTAATTTTATTACCAGAAACTCCCCCAAAAAGAGAACCACTGACAAGGGCATTAAGCATAAATGACCCAGTATCTACATAAATTTCGTCTTCACTAATATCTTCGGCCAGTTGAGCATATTCTGAGCCGACTTCCTTAATAATATCCTTTAAAAATTCCATAAGTTTTAAATAAAAAATTGATCGAGTGTAATTGTTTTTTCTGTTTTCCAACCAATAATATCCAATATTGCCTTTAGCGGTTGCACAAAAGTTTTATCGAACTGGGTCTCATAATCCACGTAAGCATGTAGACCGAATTCTTTTGGTAGAGTCTGTATAAACCCAATCACATTTTCCATGATTGGATTAGGTATTTTCAAGTAGCAATATTTTATTTTTTCGCCGTTGGATATAAAGTTGTATTTGTTCTCCAGACCATGTTTTTTGAGGTTATTGTTGTATAGTATGGAACCTCTTACATGGATAGGTGTTCCCTTTATATATAGGGAAGTTGTTGACAAAAATTTGGTTACATCCGATACACCTTTTGGAAATGCCACTTCTTCTGGATCAAGTTTGAAGAACTCTTTTTTAGATTCTTCAACGAACTTAATCATATCCTCTTCAGTATAATTCATTAGAACCTTAAAGGCCGCATTAAGTTTGTTTCTACAAAAGGCCGGGGTAGAAGACTTAACCGCCTCAATACCAGTGACAGAAATCTTTGGCTCAGAATATCTTACACCCTCATTATCCCATACATTAATGATGTAATGCTTTTTGCCTGTGATAAGAAACTTGTCTGCAATTTTTTCTCTCTTCATGTGCAACTTATTTTTATAAGCATGAAGATAATCAGTCAATTCAGTATAAGACTTATTAATATATTCTTGGATCTGATTAGAAAAAATATTATTAATAAAATCTACAATCTTTTCTTTTGAGGCTTCTTTACCTTCAAATATCTTCTTGATCAATGGATCAATATCGAGCATTACGGAATCAGTGTCTCCGTAAATACAGTAATCAACCTTTTCTGTTTTAAGGAGATTATTAAAATAAATGTTTAGTTTATTCTCAATCCACTTAAGGGCAAGTTGACCTGATGAGGTAATGGCCTCGGCGTTTCTTAGTTCATAAAACCTAAAGTACGGAGATCCAAGAGCCCCATAACCGCTGTTCAGACAAACTTTAAGGCTCAGTTGCTTCACATTGTAATTAGAAATTTTATACTTTAAAGACTTATCTTTAGATTTCTCATATTCTTTTTCGGCTGCGATTTGAAGATTTTTATACTGCTTTCTTTTTTCATACATGTCCTCAAGAATGGCCGGAATAAACCCCTGACGATCCTTTGAATACATAGACCCATTAGGACAAATTGAATACTCTGGATAATCTGAAGTATCAACTTTTTGCTTAACAACCTTACTAACAGATATTCCAGGAAATGGTTCCTTTACAAGTGTTTCAGGTCCAATGTTAAAACTAATCATTATATGCGGGTACAATGACGTAAGGTCAAGAGTCACCGTCCATCCATAAAGACCGGGGATTGGCTCTTTTACATATGCTCCAGCAAACTTCTCTGATTTATTTGATTGTTTTTTAAGTGGAATGGCGATCTTCTTTTTATTAAGGTAATTGAAAATAATATTGTCCCACATTCGTACCTGATAAAAAACATCCTCATAATTAGACTTTGATTGATAAGCAAGATCAATCGCCATATTAATTAGTTGAAGTTTTTCTTCTAGCCGGTCAACAAGTTCTACGTCAATCTTGTTATATTTGACATATGTATCCCAACCATATGTATAAAAGTCCTTAAAGGTCTCATACTGAGAGTGATCTAGTTTATTCTGGCCTAATTCATTATAGGCAATTGTATCAAGACGGTAATTTTCTGGATTCTTAAAGGAATACTTTTTATAAAGCTCCATATAATCAAGAAGACTTACCCCATAAATTTCGTATTGGGTTTCTACTTTATTGTTCTTTTGGATCTGACGATCACGAATAAATTTCCAAGGAGAAAGCCTTTTTGCATCGGCAGTTCCAAGGACTCTTTTGATTCGGTTGATTATATATGGAACATCGAATCCTAAAATGTGCCATCCGCTTACCACATCAGGGTAATTAGACTCCCAAAAAGTCAAAAACTTATTAAGAAGATCAACCTCATTGGCACATTCTTGATAAACATAATTATCCATTACCTCAGAAAAAGGCCGACTTCCCCAGGTATAGATTTTTTTGGTCGAATAATCCTGAATAGTAATCAGGAGAATTTCTTCCTGGGCAATATCCGGTTCAGGAAATCCTCCAAGTTCGGCGGCGGTTTCAATGTCTAGTGTATAAAGCCGGATTTTATTGATATTGAAATCTTCAATCTCTTCAGGATATTGCTCGGATAGGTACTGATAAATGGCCGTTTCATGTCCGTAGATTGATT